TCTCGGGGAATAGGTTTACCATGCGGCTGTCGGCGGCGTTGACGCTCCGAGCCACATACGTCCCGCCGAGTATCGGCGTTTTCATCAGTAATTGCCCGCGAAGATGTTGTAGCGCTGCCGGGTGCCGACAATGCTATACGGCAGCGCCATAACGTCGCCAGGATTGTTCACCCGTTTAAGGTTGCGTTTCGACGTCATGGCGATGCGCTGCACCTGGGGCGAAGGTTCTACCCCAAACTCAGGCGCCATTTCACAGGCCAGATTGTACCGGAAGCAGCGCAGGTAGCCGGGCGGAAAAGCTAAGGACGTCGCCAGATTGACCGGCTGCGTCAATTCTTCGATGGACACAAAATGAAATTCGATAGACCGAAGCGGGACCGGATAGACGTACATTTCAATGTCCGGGTACGTCATGTTCACCCACATAACTTGCGGATATGAACTGGTGACGGTTTTGACCGCAATCCCGTTATACTGCTGCTGGTTGATGATTTTGATGCCGTATGAAATGCCGGACGAAGGGTCGCGGAAGTAGGTGCTGTCGTCTAACAGGACAGGCCGGGCGCCCGAAAAGGTGCCTGTCGGTCCCAAGGTGCGGGAAATCACGCCTGGCGGCCAAGTGAAAATCTGGTCCTGGGTGGAAAAGACGGCCAACCGTTCCGTGTTCCAACTCCTGGACGGGCGCACGGCGCCGGCGCGCGGCGCGGGCGGCGGCAAGCAGGCTGTTCACTTCGGCGTCCTCGCCGGGTGCGTCTTCTGCCGACGCGGTGACGCGGGACCAGCCGTTACGCAAATCGTACTCCGCTTCCAAATCAGACGTGGCAACCTTGTCCCCAAAAACAGGGTGGGTCAGATAAATGACGGCCATGGGGTAAATCCTTCCAGAAAGAAAGATAGGCCCCCGCGCAAGGCGGGGGCCTGGTAGTCACGACACGCGGTAGAGCGTCCACGCGCCGGCCGCAGACTTACGGGCAACGAACGCCGCGCCGGTAGTCACGGGGATCGTCATAGTAAGCGACCCGGAGACCGTCCAACCCGTACCCGCCGCGATAATGGCGGTGCCTGAAGACGTGCCCAGGTTGACCACGCGAAATTCGAACGCGGTGCCAATGCGGTCAGAATTGATAAGCACCGCTTCCAAATCCGCTACCGTCGGCAACGTGTACGTTTGCGCGGCGGCCGTGACGCCGCTGTTAGCCAAAATCAGCCCGTTCAAAACTTGCGCGGGCGTCAGAGTGGCGGTGGCGGCGATAGAGATTGGCAGGTCAATCGGCACAATGTTGGGTTCGCTGGTGTTACCAGTACCAACCTGATACCCGCCTGAACCGTTAGCGATAGGCATGTCGAAAATTCCTTTCGGTTAGAGGATCAGCCCCAAAGCCGTGTGGCCATCTGAGGACGGATAACAGAGTAGCCGTACAGCACATCAATACGACACGGCAGGCGGTCGTTGTTAATGTCGTACTGGCGCACAACGCGCATGGAGATGCCGTTATGCACTTGGCGCGAAGCCATATCCACACCCTGCGGCAGCAACAGGTCCGCCGTGGCAAACGCAATGGCGTCCTTATGGTACACCAAGTTTTGCGGGAACGTGGAGGACGCCGCGCCCAGGAACGTAATAGTCGCGCCGGACTGCGGGAAGCTGTCCACCGTGGCTAGTGCGTTGACGGGGGTGTACATGGCAGGGCTGATGGACACGTTTGTGTACGCGCCGCCGGCGGCCGTGTTGGCGGCCAGCACCACAAACTGCTGAAGCGAGCCGGTGGACTGGCGAGTTTGTGGGTTGACCGAGAACACGTTAGCCACCGTGAACACGTCGCCAGCGACCAGCGTTTGGGTGCCGGTGCCGGTGATGTTGATGGTGGACTGACCCTGCGTGGCAACAGTCGTAGTGACCGTGTGCGCGCCGGTGCGGGTGCCGGTCGTGAACTGCTGAATGGACTGCGACATGTTGATTTCGTTGTAACCAAGCACGTCTTCGCCCATCATGCCGTTTTTGAATTGCCGCGCAATGGTGGGGCCAGGGTTGAAAAGACCTTTCATCCCTTCCACCAAGCCCGCGTTAGCCGCCGGGTTAACTGTGGCGTAGCGGTTCGGCATCATCGTGGCGTATTCGTTCAGCTTTTGCTGCGCTTGCAGCAGCACAAGCGACGTGGCAGGCGTAGTCCCTGGCGAACCCACCGAATTGAAGATGCGGGAATAGGCGGTAGCCACATCTGCATCAACAGACGCCGCAAGCTGCGAAATACGCGGCCTGAGAACGCGGTCAGCAAAATCGTCAAGCTGCAACGTCAATTCAGCCGAGGTGAAATTGACGCCAATGTGCTTTTGCCGGTCAACAGTGAGCGTCGTAAACTGCTCGTTGTCGTCTTGCACTTGCAGCGCGGCGCCGTCCGTGACCAGCGCGCGGTCAGGCAGGCGGATACGCAGCGTCGAGCCAATCTTGGCGCCTTCGGCGGCAAAACTGTCGTCGTACTGACGGTTGATGTTGCGCGTGATAACCAGGTTGTTCTCAAGAATTTCGAGAGCCTTCCGGGTAATCATGTCAATAGTAAGAAGCGAATTAGGCATGGCCTATATCCTATGAATAGCGGTTGCGGGTGTCTTCCGCCCGCTTAGCCTGCCGCGCTCGCTCAGCCGCAATCCATTCCGACGTACTCATTGACTTGATAGACCGTGGGTCAGTGGTATCGTAGGTTGGCGCCGACGTAGAACGAGCGGTGACAGGAGCAATAGGGGCGGGAGCCGAGGTTGTTTTGCGCGCCGGTGGATCGGCAGCCAAGCGGGCTTCGATCTTTCCGATTTCACGGGCTTGCAACAGCGGGCTTAGCCGGGAAATTCGCTCAGCTTCTTTTGGGTTAGACCCAAGATGATAAATCAAGTCGGGGCCAATGTCGGAAGACTGAATGGTTTGCGCCATCACGTCCGTGACAGGAAGCGTCGGGTTATACGCGACTTGTTCAAAGTCAACGTACTTGCCTTTGGCTTCTTCCTCGCGGTCGCGGTAGGTGTCCATCATAGCCGTATGGGCGGCTTCGGCCTCTCGCTGCGCGATTAAGGCTGCGGCTTTCCGTTCGGCTATGGCTTCGGCGTAAGCAGGGGCGTTGTCAAAGTCGGCAGGGTCCAACGGCGCCGCCGGCATAGCCGGGGGTGCAGCGGACCTTACCCTTTGGTCGCGCTCCCATTTGCGTTGCTCGCGCGCCAGGCGCTTGCTTACGATAGCGTCCAATTCCTCCTGGGTGAAGGTTTTTGGCGCCTCCGTAGGCGGGGCTTCCGGCGAAGAAACATCGGGGGCAGGCGCCGCCGTGGCGGCCTGTTCCGGCGCGGGGGTTTCCGCTATCTCTTGTACTGCGTCAGACATTATAGTTCCTCACGAACCCTGGTGAACCGCGCCAGTACGGTTGCCTCCGGCGGCGATCCGCCGGCGGAAAAGGTTACGCCTGCATTTGGGACGCCATGCTTTGAAAAGCGGCGACCTTGGCGTTGAAAGCGTTGCGTTCCGCCTCTAGCTTAGCGGCAGCGTCGGTCAAAGATTGCTCTTTGACGGCCGCCTGGGCTTCTCGCAGTAGCACCGCGCGTTCGCGGCTAGACAACGCGGTCCCACGCGCTAAAAGTGCTTGGTCGGCTGCGGCGGCTGCGCGGGCGGACGCCGCGTCGCGTTCGTCCAGCGCGGCGGCTTTAGCTTTCGCTTTCCCTTCCGCAGCTTTGGCGTCCGCAAGAATGTCGGCCGCTTGGCTTTTGGCGGTCGCCAATTCCATCCCCGCGGCTTCGCGGTCCTTTTGCGCTTCCTCAACAGCGGTCAAAGCGCCTTGCCGCTTACGCAATTCGTCCCGCAATTCAGTCAACCGCGCCAATTCCAACGGTAATTGCTTGGTGTAGTAATCCACCGGATCAAAAGCGGCGGTTTCGTTGAGTATGCCAGGCATGTGACCCCCCTTACGCGTAATAGCTGACGTTGATGATAGCGCCAGCGGATTGCTGGATGAAACGAATTTTTGTCAGGTCGCCGTCATACTGCAAGGTCACGCCGGACGCCAAAGGCATCCCTACTGTGGAGGTTGGGGCGACACCATCATCGCGCCAGCGAACCCCTGCGGTTTCGGGGGTGATAATGGCAATCGTAGGTTTGACA